CAGCGGGGCAGTCCTCAGCGGGGCAGACCTCACGGGGGCAGACCTCACGGGGCAGTACTCAGCGGGGCAGTCCTCAGCGGGACAAAAAACGAAAAAGATTGGGTCGGAGAGTTAGAAGATCTGATGAATGTAGATGTCGGTTGTGCAGCGTTTATGGAAGGTGTTGAAATAAATTAGGATTCACCCCCACCGTCCTAACCGATCCGCATAGCGGGCATCGACTTGGACGTGGGGTTTTGATAGTAGTATGGTTCTTTGAATGCTGTGGTGGCAATTCCTGCCCACAGCAACATTTATCGTGGTTGTCCTCTTCCCTAAGTGCTTTGACCTGATTGTGTCCAGACCATGAGGGGTAAATAGACCTTGTCAGACGTGACAATCCCCAGGGAAATGTGGCGAAAACAAAAGGGTGACACCCCGGAGAGACGGGGCTTAGAGAAGAGGGCAACCACATCTAAATACTTCTCCCCTGTTCGATTTTCGGCAGGGGGGATAAATCTAATTTCCACGTTAGTTGCCTTTTTGGGGGAGAGGCACAGCCGAAATTGTAAAAGGGTGAGAGGAAAGAGGCCGGAAGGGGGGCACTCCAGGCCGGACATGTAAATCGCCAGAACCCCGCCTGTAAAAAGCGGAATGCGCGCAATGGTTTCTGCCTCCCCGCCGTAAGGGCAACTAATACACTGTTAGATAGAAAGGAGAAACTATGTTTACAGACAACTAATTAGAGGCAACGGTCGATTATTGTAATCACAAAATTGATGACTTGCTGAATAAAGAGGGTGGTTCCGATCTTGAATATATCCGTAATTTACAGACACTAACCACCCTAAAAGATTCGGCCAACCAGACAATTCAGCGGATAAAAGACCGCTGATTTCCACGTTAATAAGAAAGGAGAAAAAGTATGGGAGCGACAATCAATATTGATAAAAGTGTTAATTGCCCTGAATGTGGGAAACCCGGAGCTTCGATTGGCTCTGACGGTATCCCAGGGCGATGCCTTGATTGTGCGAATAAATATCTTGCGGGGCTTACCACGAAGATCGGCCCTAATGTGACCGGTAAAATGCTTGCTATGATTGCCAATCTGTTTACAACCTACGAAAACGATATGGATCAGGCTTATCGACAGGCGGATGAGGACCCCTTTAAAATTTCAATCGGCCTGAAGCTGGAACCTGGCGATAGAGGAATTGATATCGAGGCTTCTATTTCTTTTGTGACTGGCCGGGTAAAGGATAAAACCACAGGAACGGCAAGTGAGGCACAGCAGAACTTATTTAAGGAGGCATGATGGACGACCAGGAGTTTAAACTTTTAAAGTTAGACATACAGAAAACAATGGACGCTTTGGAAACACTTCAGAGCATCTATAAACGAAAAACTGGTAGAAGATTTGTTAGTGGACGAGGAATAGGCCCACAAGCTGTTGAAGCGGATATTGAAAATGAAAAAATAATGAATAACCGCTACATCATAGAACTAACCCCGAATGTTGCCTATATCTATAAAGCGGATCTTACCGATCTAAGTAAGATTGAGCCATTGAAGGCATTGACTATGATCGGGGATCATAAAATGGTGGATCAGCTTAGGAAGATAATTGAAAGGGGGGAGGGATGAAGATAATCGACATTAATCAGATTGCGTATATGTATGATGATGGTGAACCACCTTGCACTTTTGTCCAATTAAGGGGTTGCAACCACGAACTCATGTTTGAAGGTGAGGAAAGGGAAAAGCTTTTGGATGCTATAAGAATCTATCAACCACATGAAAGTATGTGTCTTATTACATTAGGTTAAAATGATCCACCCCATTACCCATAAGGGAATGGCGGGAGATAGTGGAGGGAGAGAGATGAAAAACGGTTGGGTTTGGGTGGAGCAAAGATCGCAATGGCAGCCCTTTACTGAGTTCAGGGAAATCAGGAAGGGAAAAAACAAGGGGGCCGTTGAGGTTACTTTGCCTGCTCAAAAAGCAAGGAAAATCATAGTTCAAAAAACAGCTATCCGGGCTTATCCGGTGGAAAGGGAGGAATTAGGATGGGAGAGTTAAAAGTGATTAAATATGATATTACTACAGCAGCTATCGAAAAAATGAGGGCGGAGTACATGCCCTTGACGGTCAGTGGGCTTGACGACGAAGCGGGTTTAGAACTTGTGCATAAAGCCCGGATGGAAGTCAAAGGACATAGGGTGTCCGTGGAAAAGAGGCGCAAGGAATTGAAGGCCGATGCCTTGGCGTGGGGGAAGAAAGTTGATTCTGAGGCAAAGCGTATCACGGCTCTATTAGAACCCATTGAAACGCACCTGCAAACCGAAGAGGAAAAAGTCACAAAGGAACTTGAACGGATACGGCAAGAGAAGATCGCCGCAGAAGAAAAGAGGGTGCAGGACATTAAAACGAAGATAGAGGCGATTCAGGAAAAATGTCACCCTCACTTTGTCTTTGGTAAGTCCTCGGGGGAGTTGACAGAAATAGTCAATGGTCTTTATGAGGCAGGCATAGACACTGATGAGTTTATGGAGTTTACCGATCAAGCAAAGGCGGTCCTTGATGGAACCATAAACGGCCTGAAGGACGCCATTGAAAAAAGAAAAGTTTTCGAGGCAGAGGAGGGGGCCCGTAAAGCCGAAGCGGAACGTCTTGCCAAACAAAAGGCCGAACAGGAGGCGGAGGCCACCCGTCTTGATGCTATCCGAAAAGAACAAGAAGAAAAGGACCGCAAAGAGCGAGAAGCCATCGAAGAAGAGCGGCGAAAAATCCAGGCTGAAAAAGACAAACTTGAAGCTGAAAAACGCGCCGAACAGTGGCGCAAGGACCGCGAAGAATTTGAACGTAAAACCAAAGAAGATGCCAGAATAGCCGCCGAAAAAGCAGAAAAGGAAAGGGTCAAGCGTGAAGCCCGCGAGAAGAAAGAAAGGGAAGAGGCGGAAGCGGCTGAAAGGGCGCGGCAGGCGGCATTAAAGCCGGACAAGGTAAAGTTCAAGGAATATATCATATGTATTATGAGTATTCCTGAACCGGAGTTTATTGATAAGAATATTACGGGCTTTATGAAGGACTTGCAAAGTGACATGGACGATCTGTTCAAGTCTTATCTGAAAGCCATTGATGAACTTTAGGAGGGTAATATGGAAGAGCAAGGAGAGTACAAAGTGATAGACAAAAGGATGCAGGAGGAAACGGTGGGAGCTCCGGTAGACACATCGACAAACGCCGTTGTAATGATGGCGATGCAGAAAAACTATGAACCCGCCTTTATCGATAAGATGCTTGATTTACAGATGAAGTTTGAGGCGAACGAGGCCCGGAAAGCCTACCATGAGGCCATGAGCCAGTTCAAAGCAAACCCTCCGAAGATTGAGAAGGACCGGAAAGTTTCATACAAAGCAGGCGGCGGATTAACTGAATACCGCCATGCTTCCCTCGCTAATGTGTGCGAAAAAATAAACGCAGGACTTGGCGAATACGGACTTTCAGCGGCATGGAAAACCGAACAGGCAGACAAAGGGATCACTGTGACCTGCTCAATCACCCATAAAATGGGCCATTCAGAAAGCACTTCCCTTTTTGCTGCGCCTGATACATCCGGGTCAAAGAATAGCATCCAAGCTATCGGCTCAACTATCAGTTATCTTGAGCGATACACGATATTAGCCCTTACCGGCCTTGCAACCGGTGACATGGACGACGACGGGAACTTGGGTGGCGGCACCATTGAATACATAACGGAAAAGCAGGTCTCCGAATTGACGGAGATGATAAAAAATACCGGGACCAATACGGCAAAATTCCTGGAATACCTCGGCAGTTCTTTGAATTGCGAAATTGATTCGGTCGAACACATTCCAGAAAGGGGATACCGAATTACCATTGCCGTTCTGAAAGCGAAAGCAAAAGAGAAAGCGAAGGAGAAACCGGAAGCTAAGGATAGAGAACCCGGGGAGGACGGATAATGCTAATATACGAATGTGAGCAATATAGCCCTGAATGGTGGTCGGCCCGCCTGGGCGTCCCTACTGCATCCTGCTTTGACAAGATCGTAACAACGAAAGGTGAGCCGTCTAAGCAAGCAAAAAACTACCTGTACCAGCTTGCCGGGGAGCGAATAGCCGGGGCAAAGGTAGAAACCTATACCAATGCGGCCATGCAGAGGGGAATGGAGCTTGAGGCTGAGGCCCGGGCCCTGTTCGAGATCGTGAAGGAAGTAGAGGTAAAGAAGGTAGGGCTTGTGTATTTCGATGACCAAAAGAAGTTTGCCTGCTCACCAGATGGACTTTTACAAGATTCCGACCTTGAAATCAAGTGTCCTTTGATCCACACCCACGTGTCGTATCTATTGGGTGGAACCCTCCCTTCGGACTATTTTCAACAGGTCCAGGGTTCAATGCTGGTTATGGGCTTTTCTTTAGGCTGGTTTTTGAGCTACTTCCCCGGTTTACCGCCATTCATTATCGAGGTTCACCGCGACGATAAATTTTGTGCCGCCCTGAAGGTG